AATAAATGATTTAAAAATATAAATGATTTAAATATAAATTATTGACAAAATTATAATTAAGATTATCAATATAATTATGATATAAATTGATTTATTTAATTTTAAATTATTTTGCTTTTTCTTAAATATTTTTTTTAAGTTATTTGACATTTTTCCAACTTTTTCATTGTTTTCAATTATATTCATTATTAGTTTCAAATTATTCGAATAATCTTTTCCAATCTAAATAAATGAATAAACCATAAAAATTCTCTACTTTTGAATAATATTTTTGATTATTTATATCAATTAATAAAAATTCATTTTTAAATTGATTAAATAAAATAGAGATATTTTTTATATAAATTCGAGCTATTTCAACTGAATAATAGGGAGTATTAATATATGTTTCTAATTCATTTAATTTGAATTTTAATTGCCTATTATAATATTCAATATTTGTTTTCATCAAATAATAAAAAATATTAAATAAATATTAAATAAATGAAATTCAGATTTTGTAAATGATTTATTAAATTATAATATTATGCATTTTGATTTTTTATCTTCCTCAATTTTATATTTCAAAATAAATATTATATCGTTATATTTTTTAATTAATGGCTCTTGTATAATATTATATTCTTCAATTAAAATATTTAATTTTTCTATTGCTGATTTTCTTAACTATAATAATTAAATTAAAATAAAAATTCTTACTTGATTATATGTTTCTTTATTTTCTAATTTAGAATTTTTTAATTCAAATTTATAACATTTTAATAATACTTTACATCTCTTAATTTTAACATTAGCAACTGGAATAAAATTTGGATCATTTGATTTCTTTATTAAATCAATTTGTTCTCTAATTTCAATTAAAATATTATTAACTTCTTCATTATAATCAGTTATCATATCATTCGACATTATCAATTAAATTTCATTTATATTTTGAATCGATTTAAAATAACGAATCATATTTATTTATAAATCATTTATAAAATTAAATGAATTGTTTAAATTATTTTTTTAATAAATAAAATCTGAAATTATTTAATTAATAATTATCACTTAATTTATTAAATCATTTAGAAAATTAATTTATTTTATCTTAACAATATTTATTTTTATAATAAAAATTTTAACAATTATAAATGAAATATCTGTTTTAAATTATATCGACGATATCTTAAAGTTTTAAAATATTTTAATTTGTTTCCATTACATTATTATTATTTTCTAAACTTGATAATGATAATAATATTTGTGAATCTTTTTTAATGGTTTCTAATAATTGCATGTTTGAATTTTTCTCAACGAATTGAATAGCTTTCTTTTCAATTAATTGAAACGATTTTTTATCTTGTTTATAATATTGATTTAACCATAAACATGCAAAATAAGTGCATAATAAAGTATTATATGTTGCATTATTAGAATTTTTGCAAAATTCTTCAAATTCATGCATTGGAAATGTTTTTAAAGTTTTTAACCAATTAATCGAAATAGAAGAATCTACAGATTTAAATTCCAATATTTGTTTCCATCCAGATTCAACTTTTGACTTTTTCATTGGAACTTTTGAATTTCCTGTCGATGCATACAAAAGTTGAGGAGAATTTGAATCAATTGAATCAATTGAATGAAATAATGATTCAGCAGATCCTACTGCAACTTGTGCTTTTCGGATTGAAAAAGCACAAGATGACATGGATTTGAGCATTTGTCCGCCTCTTGTGCCTCCCATACCTAAACTAAAGATTTCATGTTTTTCATATTCATTTTTGGAAGCATAATTAATATTTTCAGATTCCATTGAACCTTGTGAATCTATACCAATATTTTTCTTAACAGTAATAAAAGCTGTAGCAGTAGATAATATTCCATATTTTTTAGATAAATCAACTAATTCTTTGTCAATTTTTGATATTTCATTTTCTTTTTCTTGATTATTTTTCCAATTTTTATTTTTTGTTTCTTGTTTCAAATGCTCTAATTCTCTAATTTGATATACTCCATGTAATTGAGATAATAAATTGTTTTTTGGAGGATTATTCATAAAATCTGGTATTTTGAAACTTTTCTTAACTTGAGATTTTCCATCGGATATTCCTTCAACAATAATAGAATCCATATTATTTGTAGAAGATATAAAAAATAATGAAGATCTTCCGGCATAAACAGTTGGTATTTGTTTTGGAAAAACTCTTTGTGATTCATCATTGTTATTAACTTTTAAATTTGTTATTGAAGAAACGCAAGCTTTTTCTAATAAACCAATCAATGATTCTTCTGCATTTTCATTTTCTTTTATCATTAAGTAAGATGCATCAGCAGCGTTTGCAATTCGAACCATGTTTTTATCAGAAACATCAGATCCTAATCCAATTCCAAAAAATCTATTATTTGACTTATTTTTTGTCATTGTTATTAAACATTCATCTAAATCATTAATATCACCATCTGTTAAAACAAAACATTGTCTCGCTTTTCCAGGTGGTAACTCAGTTTCACAACATTTTAATAAAGCTTCATGTAAATTTGTTCCACCGTCAGCTTCTAATTGATCAATAAATTTCAATGCATTGTTTATATTATCTTCTTTGTATGGAAGACTTGTTTGAAATACTGATTCAAAATTACTGGAAAATTTGAATAAATTAAATGAAGATCCAGAAGGTAAACTATTTATGAAAGTTTTCATTGCATCTTTTACTTGTTCTATCTTCTTTCCGCCCATTGATCCAGATACATCAATAAGAAAAACAATTTCCGTTTCTAATTCATCATTAAATTCTTCAGTTATCATTGGTAAATAATTAACCATAAATGTTTTTTCTTTAGTTAAATCAGAAGTAAAAGGTATAACATTTAATTCAGATGAATTTCCATTCCATGGTAATGAAATATTTAATATAAATTCTGGTGTTTTTTCATCTTTTTCAGTATGTCTTGTTTTTACTCTTTGTTTAAAACTATTTCCATTATTAACAGGAATATCATGTTCTAAAATATGTCCAGTAGATGTAATAGAAACAATTTTTTCAGTTGATTCAATTTCCGCTTCTAATGTTACTTTTTCATGAGCTGGTAATCTAAAAGTAAACACTTTATAAATTGGATCATTTGATTTAACAGAAATTGATGATAAAGATAATGGTTTCGAAAATGTAATATCAAGTTTTTGAATAAAAACTATTCGAATTTCAATTTCCATATTAGATAAAACATTTCCTAATGTAACTTCGAATACTTTATCGTCTTCTTTACCATTAATTTCAGCTAATGTTGGTGTATTTCCTTTAGCTATTTCATCAGAATATTTGTTCTTTGCTTTTTCTTTTTCTTTTAATTTTGATTCAAGAACTTCATCACCAACTTTAACAGTATATTTTGTGACAGAAGATCCAAAAGGCAAAGGACATTTGTATTTGACTTCTACTGGAAATGCCTTATCATTTTTGTATTTTTGAATTAATTCAGTTTCAGATCCAACTTCATTAATTTTAACATTATAATGAGATTCTTTTAATGAAATCTCTCCAGAGGGTTCTCGATCCCCTTTCAAAAATTTTGCATCTAATACTTTGCAACTTGGACAATTGCATCCATTTTTTTCACCACAACAACCATCACATATTTTTTCGGGACAAATATAAGCATCCTTTTTTCCACAATAAAAATGTAAACCTTCATTATGTTCATCATATGATCTAGATAAAGTTGCTTGCCTTTCTTCAGTATTGAAGACTATTCTTGGTAAACACCATGTTAATTTTGAATCTAATGTTCTATTCATTGTTTAAAAACTTTTGCTTTATGAAATAAAAATTTTAGATTTTATAATAAATCATTTAAAAAAATATTTTCAATAAATCATTTATAAAAATATAAATCATTTAATTATTAATAATAATTAATGAAATTATATTAAACAATATTGATTTGAAATCAATTTACTTCAAATTAATATTTAAATGATTAAAATAATTGGGATGATTAAAATAATTAAAATAATTAAAATAATTAAAATAATTAAAATAATATTTTTGAATTTTAATTTTATAAAAATAAATAAAAATATAAATGATTTATATATTTTAATGATGAAATCTTATGTCGGTTCTCGTAAAATTAAAGCCCAAAAATTTGTTTGATATGAATCAAGATTTATTTTATAAAGGAAAAAATATTTTTAATGATGAATCTCCGATCGATAATTGGAATAATTCTTATGTAAATTATCACAAAGTTAATAATTTAATAGATACTTGAAAACTTTGAAAATTTATCACATTGTGACTCAAAACAAGTAAAAAATGCAGAAGAGAAAGTAATGTATCCAATTGATGGTCCTCATCTTGATTTAATGAATCAAAAAAAAGTTGAAAATAATGATCTATCTTTTATTTCTCCAAAATTAGATTTTATTGATTTAATATTTTTCTCAAAGTCTTTCCATATAAATGAAAAACAATTACCCGAAAAGAAGATTATTATATATAATAATACTGAAACTATAAAAGATATTCCCAATTTTATTTTAGTGACAGAACCTAATGAATTTCAGAGAAAAAGTTATCAGGAAGAAAATAGGTAAAAGAATATATATGTATATATTTAAAAAAATAGATGGATAAGTCCATTTCCAATAATTACATGTTGTATGGAAAGATTTTCTAAAAAAAAATGCAAACATATGATTTTTGATGTAATTGTTAGAGTATTTATAACGGATATAAATGGAGAAAAATTAGAAAATCAAAATTATCTTAATGGAAAAACTTTAATAGAATCAATTGGAAATATAACGAAATTTATGTTAAAAGTAAATATTATTTTAATTTAAATATTTTTTAGAGTCAAATTACTTCAAAAGAATATTTTTGCTTATTATTTGAAATTTCATTTGAAAAAAATATTCCACAACAAAAAATATATTCTTCTCCTTTCAGAATTTTTGGTAGACTTCCAATTAAATCAAAAAGATTGTTTTTATAAAATAAATTTATTTAATTATTAAAAATTTTCATTTTGATATAATTTTTAAATCATTTAAATTCATTAAATGATTTATAATTATAAATTTGTGATATTATCGCAAATGTTAAAAATAAAAGTTATTGGATTTGATCTTGAAATGAAAACATTTCATATTTGTGACCATTTAAATGAAAAGGATTTTTTAAATGATTTAAATCATGTTTGTTCTTCAACAATTCATAATTTAAATAAAAATTTTCCATTTTTATTTACAAAATAAATATATATATATATTAAATCATTTAATTTTATTTATAAATAATTTAATTTTATTTATAAATCATTTATAATTTTTTAAATCTAATTTTTAAACCTAATTCTTTAAACAAAATGTTTTCTATAATATTAATTGCAGCTATTTTATTTAATATTGTTAATTGTTTTATACCTGAATCATTAACTATTATTTGTGATAATTATAGTTTTTCAAAATCAAATGGAAGATATATTAATGAAAACAATTCTACTTTTTTAAGTTGGAATAAAGATTGTTTAAGTTCAGTAAATGATATGACATATTTTTCTGATAATACTCAATTATTTACATTAACTTCTGATACACGAAATGGACATTATACTGATACTCAATCGAATCTTATTGATGGGTGTATTATTGCTTTTAATTTTAATCCAAAGCCACAATATGTTGATACATTTTTTTATCCATTTATTGATGGATATGAAAGTGTTGATTATTCACAATATGGATTTTATTCATCAGATAGTTTATCAAATAATGATGAAGATGATAATGAAGATGAAAATGAAAATGCTGGATCTTCTGGAGATGAAGCTGGATCATCTGGAGATGAAGATGAAATTATGAATTATAAATATAATACTAGAAAATTAAAATTCTTTGAAGATAAACCAAATATTTTTAGAAAACTAAAAAGTATTAATAATAATCCATTAACATCAAATGGAAAGAATTTTATGACAGTATTTTGTAAAGATAGATTATTTAATTCATCAATATTTTATCCTGAAACGACTACATTTATAATATCAGAAAATACAAAAGATAATGGAATAATTCCAATTGCTACAATTTTTAATGGAATAAATGAAACTTGGAAAAGTATTTCAAATGGTGGAAAATATAATATTCAATATTTCCAAAATGTTTCTGATATCTTTACGAAAACAATAATTGCACATATGATTTATCTAAAATCAAGTCAAGAAATTGAAAATTACGTTGCTGGATGTAGCATTGGAGCTGGAATGCTTATTATTGGAATTCCTGTTATTTTTGGAGTTGCGATTATTATTCTTATTATTTTTATAATAATTAGATATAAAAGAAAATATAAAAAACTTGGAAATGAAATGAATATATTTATTAATTAATTGTAATAAAATAGTTAATTTTTTTTAAAATGCAAAAAGGAAATTATTGTTATCTTTTGGAATCTAATAAAAGAAATAGATCATATGTTGGTGCATCAAAAAATATTATTAAAAGATTAAGACAACATAATGGTGAAATTAAAGGAGGAGCAAAATATTGTAGAAGTGGAAGACCATGGAAAATGATTGTATATGTTAAAGGTTTTATTGAATATAAACAAGCTTTACAATTTGAATGGAGTTGGAAATATGAAACAAGAAAAATTTCTAGATCTGGAAAAACATCAATAGAAAGACGTATTATTGCATTAAATAATTTATTAATAAAAAAAAGATGGACAAGAAATTCACCTTTAAGTGAAGAAATTCCATTAACTGTATATTTATTATATCCAATAAATGATTTAATAAATATTCCAAATCATATAAATATAATAAATAAATATTAAATGAAATTTTTGATATTAAATAAATATTAAATGAAATTTTTGATATTAAATTATTGAGTTTTATTTTGAAAATATTTATATGCTGTTTCTATTGTTTTTGATATATTTGTTGATTGTTTTTTAAATGTAATAAAATCGAAATCTAATAAAGCTTGTGTAAATGGTGATGAAAACATTTGTAAAGAAGAAAATGAATTTAATAAAGTTTTATGTAAAGTTTTTCTCCAAAAATCATTTATAAATGATAATTCTATATTTATAAATGAATCATTATTAAAATCTTTAAAATGATATAATATTGAATCTTTTACATTTAATAAACATAAAATTGGATCTAAATTTTGATCTTGAAATATTATCCATATTTTTGATTTTTTAATATTTTGATCAATTATTTTCTTTCCAACTAATGTTAATTCTTTCCTTAACCCACAATTTACATTATTTATATTAGTTTTTAAATATAAATTTTCATCTCTAAAATCAATAAATCCAAAATCATTTGGTAATTTATAAAATATATATAATATCAATAAATCCCATGTTAAACTTTTAGATTTTAAATAACTATCTAATTGTGTTTTGTAAATTTTATATTGATCAAAAGAATATCCAAAACAAATAAAGTTTTTAATTTTTATTTCTGAATTTTCAATACTATTATTATTATTATTATTATTAATTCCAGAAGAATTTATTATATTACAATCAATTTCATTAAATTTACGCTTTATATTTTTATTTTCGTTTATATTGATTTTTTGATTTATATTTGTTTTTTGATTTATATTTGTTTTTTGATTTATATTTGTTTGATTATTATATATATTCTGTTTTATTGGAATTGTAGAATTTTGTTGAATAAATTTATTTTTATTTATTGGTAAAGATTGTTTTACTGAATAATTTCCATGATTTATATTTTGATTTTGAAAATTATTATTTTTTATAAATGAATTTTGATTATATATATTAATTAATTTATTTGAATCTACAAATGATTGATTATATTGTGTTTTAATTAATTGATTTAATTCATTTAGTTGTTTAGATATATTTATATTTGAATTATTTGCTAATAAATTATTTGATAATGGATTAATTGATAATGGATTAATTGGTGAAAAATTATTTGGTTTTGGTAATAATGAATTTTTAATGTTTTCATTTTTTATTAAATGATTAGATAAAAGAAATATATTATGTTGATTTTCTAATGAATGAATGACTTGCGGAATATATGGTTCATATAATTTTCTATCTGACCAATCAATAATTTTCTTCTTTTTAATTGTATGCATGATAGAATATTTTGAGTCAAAAAATTATTTCAATATAATTTATTTTAAATTAAAAAAAGCAAGTTAAAAGGAAGAAAATTGATTTTTTTTTTGATTTATTAATTTCTAAAAAATTAAAAAAAATTGATTCAATCTATTTTAATAAATGATTTGAATTTTATATTATAATAATCTATTTAATTTTTTAAAATAAATATTTTCAACTAAATTATAAATTTATATGATTTTTTATAATTATTGACCTTAATTTAATTTTTAAATTCTTGTAAAACATTTTTGCTACATGGTATAATATTATAAATTACGCGACCTTTCGATAAATTTGCTGGAGTTAAATCAACATAACTTATATATTCTATTCCGAATGCTAATTTTTTTCTTAAAGTTAAATCAAATGATAAAATAGATGGTATATCTACATAATTTAATGTTGGATCTTGTTTCGTTTTTTTCAAATGATTCATTATTAAATATTTTTTATAATCATTTTTAATTGTCCAAGATTTTGTTTTATCTTTATAAAATCCATATTGATCTAATCCATCGTTTGTATCATAAACATCATTAGTTTTGATTGTTTTAATATTTCTTATAAAAAATGTTGCATATTCATTTGGTATAACTGAACTTATAAATGGATATTCAGATATTAACATAACTTTTTTGTTATTATATCTCTTATTTATAATATCTTTATCTTCTTTTACTATTTCGATTTCTTGCTTTTCCATTAGGTCTAATTCCTTTATTTTATTATAAGCTTCCATTTCTAATCTTTCTATTGATTCTTTTTCTCTTTCAGGTATATAAAATTCACCTAAATCAATATCTGATCGGACCATAAATATAATAACTTGACTATTTTTATCTAAAATTCTAATATTTGAATCATCTTTTCCTAAAGAATCTTGATTAATTGATTTTATTTCTTCCATTCAATTGATTTATAAATCAATATTAAGAATATAATAAAATAGAATTATATTTTTGATAATTATGTTTTTTCTTAAATGATTATATATTTTTTTTATAAATCAAAATAAATAAATTTTATAAATTATTTGATAATTTTATTTTTTTAAAAAAAAGAATATATTATTATGTAAATTGTTGCTTTACAAGAAATAAAGGATCTCTGTTTTTTCTAGTTATATTTTCCAATGTTCTTTTCGATATTGGCACATGTTGATAATTTGGATCATCTTCTTCTATATTTTGTAAATCTTTTTCTGGTGACATTGCTGATATTCTTTTTATTAATTTCTTTCTTTTTACTTTTTCTCTCAATGGTTTAGCTTGATCTTCCGTATTTACATCTTGTAAATATTCATAACCTATTTTTTTTCCTAAATTATTTGAATTGAAAAATGATTCTTTTTGATCGATATAATGATCGAAATTATTTTTAATTAAATCAAATATTTCTCTTTTTGTAGAATTTTTTGATATTTCAGATATTATAATTCCTGATTTTTTAGGTACAATAGATCTATTTTTTAATTTTAAATGACTTGATTCTATTGTTTTCATAATATATATTCTAAAATTTTTTTTAGAATCTTTATCAAATATTTCTTTATCCATTTTCATTATCACAATTCCATATTCAAAACAAAAATTATACCAAAATTCTTTTGCTTCTTCGGAAATAGAAGAATCTTGTATTCTTTTCTTTAACCAAGTAGATAACCAACTATTTTTAAATTCAGATTCATCAATACAATTATAAATATCTCTATCATTATTATTATTGTTGTTATTATTATTATTTTCATTTATTGAATTAATATCATTTTCTAATTTTTCATTTTGTATATTTATATTATTTATATTATTTATATTATTTATATTATTTATATTTGAATGATATAAAAAATCTTTATCTTCACCACTTAATTTCCAATCTTTTAACCTTTCTTCTAGTTCAAATGATATTTGTTCTGGATTTCCATTAATTTTTTTTTTGAAATTATTTTCTTTAGATTTCATCCATTGACCAATTTTTGAATTTATATTAGCTTCATAAATTCCATAATTTGCTTTTTCCATATTTTTTTTAACTTTTCTATTTTTTTTTCTTAATTTATATAATATCTTTTTTTTAAAAAATATAATTTCACCTTTTTTTAATTAGTATTTCTTAAAAAAATTAAGTTTTTTATCATATGGAAAGTATAATATTTTATGATAATGATAACTATTTATTAAATAAATTAGATTCTACAATAGAATTTAAAAAATCTAATTATTCTAATTATTCTAATTGGAGATTATTATATAGTAACTATTTTTATCCGATTGTAAGAAGAGATTCAAATGGAAAAATAATATATTATTATGGATTTTATTATAATACAATAAAGGAAAATATAAAAACTTTCATAAATAAGATTGGAAATTATTTTTATGAAAAAGAATTACATAAATATAGTAAATTTGAATTATCTATTTTACATGATAAATCATTAATTGTGGGAAATATATTATTTGAAAAAAGAAATTTAAATCATGAAAAAATATTAATGGATTTAACTGATTTAAGTTGGATTTTAGATCAAATAAATTAATATTTTTTTGTTTTTTTATTTATTTTTAAAAAAAAGTAATCTATTTATTTTTCATAATTATAAAAAAAAATAATAACTTTTTTAATTTATAAAATCAGTAATGGAAAATGGTGAAATTTCAAATAGTTTAATAAAAGAATATAAAATTAGTAATAATTTTCCATTTTTTAGTAGAATAAATAGTTATTCTGAATTGGAAAGTGAATATAGAAATAAGAAAAATGAAAAAAATAGAAATAATTCATCTGAACTTATTAAAGATTTTTATATAAGATCAATATTAAAAACTGATTTTGACTTTTTTATATTTTTAATACAAAAACATACAAATGGAAAAAGTTTCGATATCACTTTTGAACAATTCAAGAAAATACCATTAAAAACTTTTCCAAAAATATCTTCGAATTGTGAAAAAATAATATCACTTGATCTTAAAAAATATATTTTATTTCAAGCAAGTGAAGAATTTCTTGATAAATTATCAAATAATCAATCTATATTATATAAAATTGGATTCAATGATAAAGAAAAATTAGATGTATTTTGTTGTAAACATAGTAAATGGGAAAGTTTAAAATTTTTAATGAAAATCGATTGTATAAATTTTTTGGATAAATGTTTAGAATATATATCAAAAAGAGATTTAAATGAAGCTTTTCAATTACTTTGGAATTTTAAAAAAAGAAAAACTTTATCATCCGATTTTATGTTATATAATAATATATGGATTAAAAAATTATTTTTATATGAATCAATAACAATATTAGAATCTAATTTTAAAATAACACTTCACGATATTCATCAAACATTACAAGATATAATAATAAATGATAAATCTTCAACATTGAAATTATTTTTAAAACATAAATTATCAAAAGATGAATATGAAAGATGTTTAAAATTTATTATAATTTATGATTCAAGAAATTGTTTAAAAGTATTCTTAGATTCAAATATATTAAATAATGAACAAATATCATCATTTTATAATAAGTTAATGGATTCATCAACTTGTTTAGGAATGATTAAAAATATACTAAAAGAACATAATTTAAAAGAAATTTCTCAAAACCCAAATTTTAATAACATATTTTATATATCAGATAATAATTCATTAATCGATTTTTAGTTTAAATCATTTAAATAAATTTTTAATTTAACAAATATTCGTTTTTATATAATATAATTTCAAATTAATATCATTTA